GAGTCCGCGGCCAACCATCTGGCAGAACAGGCCCGGGGACATTGTTGCCCGCAAGATCGCAATCGCATCGACGCATCGGGCATTAAAACCTGTTGTGAGAACATCGACGTTGACGAGGAAGCGAAGCTCCTGGGACTTGAAACGCTGCAGGATTGCCGACCGTTCAATGTCGAGAGTTTCACCAGTGACGACGGCGGCGTGTTCTCCTTCACCGTTCAGGAAATCTGCGATCTGTTCTGCGTGATGAACACCAGACGCAAAAATCAGTACAGAATGACGGCCCTGTGTCTTTTCCAGAATCTCTTTGCAAGCGGCCCACACTTTCTCATCAACATCGAAAGCCGCCTGCATTTCCGATTCAACGAACTCCCCGCCGCGAAGAGAGACCTTGTCGGTGTTGACTTCAGCGTCTGCGACTTTGTTTGTGATCGGACAAAGAAAGCCCTCAGCAATCAGTTGAGCCGTCTTCGCTTCGAAAACAACCCGCTGAAAGATTCGCTCAGGCCCGCAGATTGGACCGGCACCGGTGCGAAAAGGGGTCGCCGTCAATCCGACAATGCGGAGTCCTTCATTGGCCTTCATGGCGCTGAGGAACTGACCGTACATTGATTCCTCAAGATCGCTGATGAGGTGAGCCTCATCCACAATCACAAGGTGTCGTCTGCCAAGGTCTTCCGCCTTGCGGAACACTGACTGGATGCCAGCGACAACAACAGCGTTGTTGATCTCTCGACTCTTCAACCCGGCTGAATAGATTCCGACGTCCACGCCCGGAATCAGCCCGCGGATTTCGTCGGCGTTCTGTTGCAGGAGTTCCTTGCGATGCGCGAGGACAACCACGCGCCCACCGAATTCCAAAGCCTGCTGAATGAGTAAAGCAATCAGGAGGCTCTTTCCTGCTCCGGTGGGAAGAACTGCGACACAGTTGCCGGACTTCTCATTGAGATACTTCCAGACGGCTTCGTTGGCTTGTGACTGATACCATCGAGGGGACAGCATTCAAAACTCCTTATGCGAATCCCACTCTGCTATCGAATCAGCGCCATCGCTGACGACTGGCGTCAGTTCCTTCGGAACAACAACCGTTACGCCAGCCTCAACCAGCAGCACGGCCTTGCAGATCTTTTTGAGCGGTAGCCGCAGAATCTCCGCTGGCATCGGCTCGCCGGTTTTCTTCAGCCATCTGGCTTTTAGTTCGCTGAACACGTTCAATTGCCTCCTGTAAGATTTGAAGAGACTGACGCAGCCAATTGCCGTCGCCAGTCTGTTTGTCGTAAGCGTCGATCATCGACATTGCACCAATGAGATGATGGTTGCACCGCAGTTGCGGATAGCGTGCATCGCATCACTCCCCCACTCAGGATTCCCTAGGCGAACCAGAGAATCTTGAGCGTCCGTGATCATGCACTCGGCGAAGCCTTCAGCCTTCTCAATCTCTGGCTTCAGGGCTTCAATCCTTGCGAGCTTAGCGGCTGCAATGGCAGCCTGTTCCTCATTCCATCTCCGCAGATTCTCGGCCTCTTCTTCGTCCTGAATTCGCTTGCGGCGGATGGACTCAAGTCGTGTAGCTTCCGCCTGCTGTTTGCGGAGTTCTTCGCGTTCTGCTTCCATCGCCTTGCGTTGTTCCGCCAAGGCGGCTTCGTCAGCCAATCTCTGCTTCTCCATTTCTCCGGCGCGGATGCGGAGTTCTTCGGCCTGTCGCTTCGCCTCTTCGGCCAGCTTTGCAGCGAGTTCTTCGCGTTCCTTGCGTTGCTTCGCTTCAAATTCTTCAGCGATGCGTTTCTCTTCAGCAATGATCGCGGCCTGCTCCGCAGCGGCTTTCTTTGCCTTAGAAAACCACCACATCCATTCTTCATCGGGCAACTCTACAGCGACCCAATCCAGAGGAATTCTTTCAGCCACCATGTCGTTAATGCGGCTTTGCTTCTTCGCGACTTTCTCAGCTTCCTTTGCAGCCTTCTCGGCTTTCTCGACAGCGTCGAAGGCGTCGCGTTCGGCCTTCAATTTTGCTTCGACTCCGTCGACTTTTTCAGTCAACTGTTTCGCAATGCTGTCGACCGTCCGCCCGTATTCCAAAGCATCAGCCTTGAGTTCTTTTCGCTTCTTCTCGATGTTCGCGTTCAGCTTCTTGACGAACTTGTGAGCCTCTTCAACCTGTCCGATTCCGGCCTCTGCCACGGTCAAAAGACCATAGGGCAAAACCTGTTCAATCATCGCATTAAATGTCGACAGCTCCTGAACGGCCCTGTCTGTCATCGTGAGTTCAGTTGTCTGCACCTGTTCCTCCTGTTCATAGATCCCGCTGTGGTCAATCGTTGTTCTGCCCATCTGCATTTCCTCCGTCGACGAAAAAGGCGCGGAGGTTGCCCCGCGCCTATGTTGTTGAGACTACCAGCCAGCAGGCTTGCCAGCGGTTGCTGTCTTTTCCGCAGGAGCAGAAGACGACTGAGGCAAACAGGCTTTGTAGCCCTTCACCTCATTTTGGTTGTTGCCGTTGTATTCCTTAACGGCCAGCTTGATCATCAGCGGCTTCATGTGCAGGGCTGAAGAGTCCGGAGGCTTCGGAATGTTCAGTGCCTCGCAAACCTTTTTGAACTGCTGCTGAGCGATCGTCGTTGCCTCTGGATTCTTGTTCCAAAGGTTGAACCGATCGATCACGGTTCGATTCTTAAACGGCCCGTCGACGATCTGCAGTTTGACCTGCAGCAGTTCGCTCGCCCCGTCCTTCGTTTTCTTGCGTTCGCTCTCGGTCATGACAGCGCGATACTCGCCCGCAGGCAAAGCCTCAAACTCGCTGTCCTTCACTTGCGATGCGTCATACCCACCTAAATCAGCCATCTCAATTACCTTTCAAAACTTCACTCGGGACAAAAAACTCTGCATACTTCTCGAACGAAAACTCAACCATTTCCTCCGGCATGTTCAAACGGTTCTTGGCACGGACTCCCGCCGTTGGCTGCGTCCTGACAAAACGCTCGCTGCCACCCGCCGCGATGTTTCGAGTGCGATTAAATCCGGTGTCTTCTTTGACTGCGTAAGTTCGGAACGATCCGAAGAAAACTTCCTGACACCAATCGCAAAGGAGATCACGAGCGAACTCACAGACGGACGGCTCCCACCGCTCATAGGACGGTGCATCTGGCGGAGTGATCTTCACGGCTTCACTGTGTGCCAGCAGAATGATCCCCATCCCGCGTTCAGTGTGCAGCCAATCCAGTTGGAACTTGATCTTGTCCCACATCGCCTCAATGAACTTGTTGCCCTTGCCATAGCTGAATTTGTCGTCTGCCATCGATTCAACGTTCTTTTCTTTGCAGATCTGCTTTTCAATGATCCGCTGCAAAGCGTCAATCGTATCAATGGCAATCCAGCGATACGGGAATTCGCCTTTTGCCGCCGTCGTGTCGCAATGCAACCAAAACTCCTGCCACTCATCCCACGTTCGAATCGGGGGCGTCTTATCCATGTCAACGTCTCGATCGTCTTCCAGATTCGCCAACAACGCCCCGCCGAACGCCTGCGAGGCAAACGTTGTCTTTCCGATAAAGTTCGTCCCATGAAACAGAACGCGACGTGGCCCGCCCTGTTTGCCTTTCAAGATCTTCATTGCTCTTTTCTCCGCTCTAAATGACACTCAGAACACAACACTCTCAAACCATCCGATTCGCAAAACAGCCGATCGGCGAACACGCTCAGATCGGCAAATGATTTCAGTGAGCCACATGGCTGAACGTGATCAACTTCGACCTCTTTGCGTGCAAACCATGCTTCGCATCGCTGGCATTGGAATTCCCATTTCAGCCGCTTGTTGTCACTTTGGCTTTTCCGTCTCGCTTCGTTCAGTGCATGGCGAACCAACGGAGGCCATCGACGTGACAGCTGGCGAAGACCGGAACGAATGAACCCCCAGAATGCCGCTTCAGTCCATTCACCACCGGCGCGAGTTCGGGGGACTCTGTCAGTCTTCGCTTTGCGGCTCATCCCTGCCCCCTCAATACGCCCCTGCCACCTGGAAGCATCCGAGTCGAACACTCACGAATCTGTGAAGGCCGATGCAGCCCTTTGTTCTGCGGAAGATCAGGACGTTCCATGCGGATCATCTCCGCCAGCCCGATCGTTGTTTCAGTGCCCCAGATCTCCTCCAATGACGGATCTCTGGTCATTGGTTTGTGGCCTGTTGGAGCGTGCAGCCTGTTTGATTTCTTCCCGGCTTTCTTGCGTCGTGTCATTGCACTTTTCTCCGCATCAGTTCGCCGGGGAGTCGTTCACCAATTCGTACGACGGATGAAATCTCCGGACGCTCTGGCTTCTTCCAGACTCCGTGAACTGCTTTCGAATCCGCAATCTCTTTGCGGTCAATCGTGATTGATCTGTCAGCGATGATTCCGAGCCTTACTTTGTCAGCTCGAATCTCATTCACGTTCAGAGTGATTTGCTGAGGCACTGACGATGCTGGAATGTCGAAGATGATTTTTTCGTCAAGCTTCCGAGTTAAAACTAAGATGGCACACCTCCGTAGAGAAAGAAAAACACGAGAGAAAAACCTGCGAACAGTCTCGGCGTGACTGCTGGAAACGCCGAACCCTTGGTGACTGTTCGCAGGAGTGACAAATCAGAGCCTGCCGCGCCTTCATTGGCTTGCGGGGGCCAGCCGTTGAAAATCATTTTCCAATGCAGCAGGCTCTGAGGGAGATTCGCCCGCCGCCGTTGACAGCGGGCCGGACAGAAACGATCTG